GGTATCGAAGGTATCCTGAGATACCTAGGCACAAAAAAAGGGGAACCTTTCGGCTCCCCTCTTCTCCCCTTCCGGCTAATAAAACCAGCCTTTGCGACCATCATACTCAACTGGGTATCGTGAGCCTTCCGCTAGTGGCCGCTCAGTTAAATCAGAGTTGTAGTATCCTGCGCAAAAAAAGCACTGGGATAACCACCCTTTACCGTCATGCACTTTGTAGGCATTAATTATTACTTTACCCTCTAGGGTGGGGTGATCTTCTGGATTGTTGCAAGTTGGGCAGTGTAAACTCATATACATATTCCTTATAGTGTGGGGGCTTGCTAGACCCCCGTGGATTAAACTACTTAGCTTTTGCTGTGAGCAATATCTGTGCTACTTGAGTCAGCAGCTTCTGAACTACAACGATGTCATAACCGTTATTCAGCAGATCGACTTTCCTATTCTTGAATATATCGGCTTCAGCTATAAACTTGGCAGCTTTCTTGTGCTCCCATATTGCGCCATTTTGAGGGGGGCGGCTGTCATCAGCTAGCAGGGATATCTCATCCCGTGCCAGTGCCTTACGCCATCTGGTGACAGTGTGGCTCTGATGCGTTTGGATCGCCGCTTTCTGCTTTTTCTGAACATCGCTCAGTGTCGTGGTATCGGTGACCATCAGCATCTCGCACTTATAGTCAGGATGTGTAGCACTGAACCACTTAGCTGCTACGTCGCGGCACTGCTGATAGTTTCCAGTTTGGCCTTCATCTACGGCGTAATCCTTACGGAGCATATCAGCTGTAACACCATCGCCTCTGAGTGCCTCGACTGCTAGGTCGGTAGCCTCTGAAGCTGCCTGAGACGCTGCCATCTCAGAATTTAATAACTTAATTGTACCTTTTGAATAACTCATATACATATTTCCTTAAGTAAGATTAAAAGAATTTAAATCGCTTTCCTCTGAAAGCCCAATAATAGTCTCACAAACTCGTTTGTCTGTCAATGGCCATCGTAAGTGATTGATTTTGTTGGAGTTTATTTTCGACGTGGCCCTAAAATAAATATCAGCCCTAGGCGATAGGGGTAGGGGAGGGGGGGACGGCCGCTCACAGCATTCGGGGCATGGCCTCTTGTATAATACTAATACGCCCAAATAAATTTGGTTTCCAAGTCCGTTCCACCTACTTAGACTAAACTTGTGTGCTTAAGTCATATAAGGACACTTCCCCCCTATCGAAGAGTCCGAAGACGTACCCCACCCCCTCTTTATATAAACGTGGCTAGCTAGACCCCCACCCCCCTATATATGGACATAGACCCCCCTTGGAGTCCCAACATGTGGTTGCAAAAATATTTTTTGTCACTATAATTCACAAAACGACATAATAGTCTGCGCAGAAGGTACAGCTTCAAATGGCATTAGCTATTGATCCTGAGTTTGGTATCGAGATTCCCGAACACTTGTCCTATATGGATTTGCGTGCACGGGCGGAAGCGGCGTGTAATACCATTAGAGAACTAGAAACCCACGGGTTAGTAGTCGAACCTTCTGACGAAGACAACGATGTAGCTGCTAGGCTACTTACTTCTTACGCGCAAGACGTAGAGAAGACTTCTAAAGCGGTAACCAATAGCCGCGTTTCCGCAATGACCCCCGCATCCCTAGTACAGACCGATGCCATTCTTAAAGAGTTCGGACAGCTCATCGCTACCCACGCGGCAGAGATACGCAACACTGTGGTTAACAAACTTATCCTAGAGACTGAAAACCCCGAAGCCCGAATTCGTATGCAGGCACTAATTAGTCTGGGGAAGATGACAGACGTAGGGCTATTTACAGAACGCAAAGAAATCACCGTGACCCACCAGAATGCCGATGAGCTACGTGAAAAGCTGAGAAAGAAGCTAGAAGTTTTGAAACAGAACGCGGATGGGGTCTACGAAGTAGCAGATGCCTAGCTCTGCTATCGACACTGATTTGAATGTGCGCCCGCCTCCTGCGGACTTTTCTGCTGAGGAGATTGACTTACTACTTAAAAATCTGGATAGCTACTCCGCTGAAGAACAAGAAGAAGTCTATAAGATAGTAGATGAGCTAACGACACGCCAACGCGCTGAAGCCGCTCATAGAGATTTGATTGAGTTTTGTAAACTCATGCAACCAGACTATATAGTAGGTAAGCACCACAGAATTCTTGCTGACCTCCTGATGGAGATTGAGCAGGGCAAAGAGTACGACCAGAGCGGGGAAGAAATATCGGAGACAGGGAAAGACAGGGTTTGCGTCAATATACCTCCCCGTCACGGCAAATCCCAGTTAGTTTCCATATACTTCCCCGCATGGTTTTTGGGTAGAAACCCAGATAAGAAAGTAATGATGGTGTCTCATACCACAGACCTAGCGGTAGACTTTGGGCGTAAGGTACGAAACTTGATTGGGACGAACAACTACAAGTCTGTTTTCCCTAATGTGGCCCTCGCTATCGACAGTAAGTCGGCGGGACGGTGGAATACAAACATGGGCGGGGAGTACTACGCTTGTGGAATAGGTTCTTCTATCGCAGGTCGTGGTGCCCACTTACTGTTGGTGGATGACCCCCATTCAGAACAAGACGTGCTTAGTGGGAACTTTGACGTTTTTGATAAGGCTTACGAATGGTTTACGTTCGGGGCGCGTACACGACTGATGCCCGGTGGCCGAGTGGCTATTGTACAGACACGGTGGCACATGGATGACTTGACCGGACGAGTAGTTCGGGACATGTCGCAGAATGATCAAGCAGACCAATACAACATTGTAGAGTTTCCAGCGCTGCTGGAAGTAGCGACTGAGGACAAGACAGAAGAGAACCCAACGGGGATTGTAGAAAAACCACTATGGCCTGAGTTTTTTAACCTACGTGCGCTACAACAGACCAAAGCCTCAATGCCGTTGTTCCAATGGAACGCACAGTATCAACAGAACCCTACCGCTGAAGAAGCAGCAATAGTAAAGCGAGAGTGGTGGCAAGAGTGGACTAAAGAGAAACCTCCTGAATGTGAGTACTTGATCATGTCACTTGATGCGGCGGCTGAATCTCATAACCGTGCAGACTACACAGCCCTAACCACATGGGGAGTATTTAAAAACGAGGAAGAGAACTGTTACTGTATTATCCTTCTTAACTCGATTAAGAAACGTGTGGAGTTCCCAGAACTTAAGAAGCTAGCCCAACAAGAATATGACGAGTGGCAGCCCGATGCGTTTATTGTGGAGAAGAAAAGTAATGGAACACCACTCTACCAAGAATTGCGTAGGACAGGGATGATGGTGCAAGAGTATACTCCGCACCGAGGTAGTGGGGATAAGACAGCACGTTTGAATTCTGTAGCGGATATTATAAGTTCTGGTTTGGTGTGGGTTCCTCAAACACGGTGGGCTGAAGAGCTAGTTGAAGAAGTTGCGGGGTTTCCTTTTATGTCCCATGATGACTTAGTTGACTCCACAGTTATGGCTCTTATGCGGTTTAGGCAAGGGGGGTTTATAACTCTCCCCACAGACGAGCCGGAAGATCAGAAATTCTTTAAAGGGTATCGTGGTGGAGGGTACTATTAAGTGGAGGTCAAAATAGGTGCTAGTCAACAAGCAGTCGTAGATAGACTAGCTACTTGTAATGAATGCCCTCGGCTTATCAAAGCGTTGCAAGTTTGTAAAGAGTGCGGGTGTTTTATGCCAGCTAAAGTATGGATAATGGGGCAACGGTGCCCTCTTGACAAATGGGCCGCAATTGAGGATTAAGTAATGGCAATCGAGCGTAGTTTATACAGCATGCCGGAAGGCACCGAAGGAGTTGGGTTAGAGGAAGCTCTGGAGATTGAGATTGAAGCGCCTGATATAAACATGATGGAAGACGGCAGTGTTGAGATAACGCTAGTGTCTGACCGAGTGGATGACGACATTGAAAATGCGCCGTTCGATGCCAACCTTGCAGAGTACATGGATGACGGCCAGCTCACTGAGTTGTCCTCAGAGCTAGTTGCGGAAGTAGAAGCAGATACCCAAAGCCGTAGAGAGTGGACGGATACTTACGTCAAAGGCATGCAGGTATTGGGGTTTAACTATGAGAACCGTACTGAGCCTTGGCAAGATGCTTGTGGTGTATATAGCACGGTTCTAGCAGAAGCAGCCATTCGTTTCCAAGCTGAAGCCATGAGCGAGACGTTCCCAGCGGCTGGCCCCGTTAAAACACAGATTCTAGGCGAGATAACGCGGGAAAAAGAAGACGCAGCCTTGCGTGTTCAAACAGACATGAACTACGAGCTGACAGACGTGATGTCAGAGTACCGGCCTGAGCACGAGCGCATGCTCTATAGCTTAGGATTAGCCGGTTCAGCCTTTAAAAAAGTGTACTTCGATCCTAATTTAGACCGTCAGGTAGCTCTATACATACCTGCCGAGGACATGGTTGTACCTTACGGAGCATCTAACTTAGAAACCGCAGAGCGTGTTACACACATAATGCGTAAAACTAAGAATGATGTGACCAAACTGCAAGACGCAGGGTTCTACAGGAACGTAGAACTAGGTGAGCCAGTTAGTTTTACTACCGATATTGAAGAACAGAAGGCTAGGGAGAGCGGTTTTTCCATAACGGATGATAACCGCTATACCTTATACGAGGTTCACGCCGATTTAATCCTTGATGAGATAGACCAGCCGGAGCGGGAACGCCCCCGTGGTATGGGATTAGCCCGTGGAGAGGACAGAAAAGAGGGGGAAGCTCTACAAATTGCCCTGCCTTACGTGGTAACTATAGAACAAGGCACTGGAACAGTGCTGGCAGTACGTAGAAATTGGAACCCTGACGATCCGTTGAAGCTTAAACGTCAACATTTTGTCCATTATGTGTATGTTCCGGGCTTTGGCTTCTATGGTCTTGGTTTAATTCACATTATTGGAGGCTATGCACGCGCAGGAACCTCCATAATCCGTCAATTAGTTGACGCAGGCACCCTTTCTAACCTACCCGGTGGCTTAAAATCACGCGGATTGCGGGTAAAAGGGGACGATACCCCCATCGGGCCGGGCGAATTCCGTGACGTGGACGTACCTAGTGGGTCAATACGCGAGAATATCCTACCATTACCCTATAAAGAGCCTAGTCAGACACTATTGGCTCTATTGGACAAGATTACTGAAGAAGGCCGCCGTTTAGGGGCTATATCAGACATGAATATCTCCGATATGAGTGCAAACGCACCTGTTGGAACCACTCTTGCGCTATTAGAGCGTACTCTCAAGCCTATGGCTGCGGTGCAATCCCGTGTCCACTACGCGATGAAGCAGGAATTTAAACTGCTTCGGGCAATTATGTCTGAGTACGCACCCGTAGAGTATACGTACATGCCTGACCGTGGTGAGCAACGCGCTCGTCAGAACGACTACGCCACGGTGGAAGTAATTCCTGTCAGTGATCCCAATAGCAGTACGATGGCACAGCGCGTTGTGCAGTATCAGACTGTTATGCAAATGGCACAGGCTGCCCCAGACATATATGACCTACCTGAACTTCATCGTCAGATGATCGAGGTCATAGGGATTAAGAACGCGGATGTATTAGTGCCAACTGAAGAAGATTCCGCACCAATAGACCCAGTAAGTGAGAATATGAACGTGTTAACAGGGGTACCTTTGAGTGCTTTCATCATACAAGACCACCAAGCACATATTTCTACCCACGAAGCGTTTCTAAAAGACCCACAGATGGCGGCTTTTATAGGGCAAAACCCTATGGCTAACCAGATTATGGGGTCGATGCAGGCTCACTTAGCAGAGCATATGTCCTTCTTGTACCGTCAGCAAATAGAGACAAGCTTAGGGGCAGCACTACCACCACCGAGTGAGGAGTTTGATCCGGTGTTGGCGAACTCTATTGCAGGGCTACAGGCCAAAGCAGCTATACAACTTAGCCAAGAAAAGCAGGCACAAGCAGCCCAGCAGCAGGCGCAACAAATTGCCCAAGACCCATTAGTACAGATGCAGCAAGCTGAACTAGAACTTAAAGCAAATGACCAAGAACGCAAAGCCTCGAAAGATGCTGGTGAGCTAGCCTTGGATCAGAAACGGCTTGAACTGGATCAGGAGAAAGCCCAAACCACGGCGGTTCTGGAAGCTCAACGTATAGCCTCCCAGAACGAGCAAGCGCAAGCAAAGAATGACTTGGCAGAAGCCAAAGCAATTATAGATGCGACCAAACAACGGGCGGAAACACAACGGGACAGAGATGAAGCTGCCCGCGATAACCGAGAGGATAGATAATATGGAAGGTGTTGATCATTTCAGAAAAAACGGAACTTTGTTTAAAGGTAATACACACAAGATGCCTGATGGCTCTTTGCACAGTGGAAAAACTCATACTAAAAGTAGCGTGAAATTATTCCACTTAAATGACTTGTCAGCTACGGCAAGAAAGAAAGCTAAGTAAGAAAACAGATAACCTTAAAACCACAGGAGTTAGAACCCTATGAAAGATGTACGACGTGATCCCAAGAATATAAACGATGGGCAAGAATACTCGCTTAGAGATGTACATCTCGAAGCATTAAGAGCTATGTACTGCCTTTGCCATGATGCCGCAGTAGGGGAGCCTAACGAAGCTATGAAGTCCTCTCAAGCAGCATTAAACCTAGCAAACGCGCTTGCTGTCCTAGACGATTTAGGGAGATAAATTTAATGGAAGACATGCTTCTTGCGGATGGGTTTGAGAAAGCATTTATTGGCGTTGGCGAGCGTTGTGGGCAGCCTGATTTGGCGGTCTACGATAGAGGTAAGTGCTTAAAGATACTACAGGCAGACCAAAACATGAGCTACGAAGAAGCTGAAGAGTTTTTTGAGTTCAATGTATTGGGTGCGTGGGTTGGAGAACAAACCCCCATGTTTGTAGACCGTGAAGGAGTAACTACGTAATGGCTACAACCGTCTTTGACGTGCTAAATATAAAACTTACAGAGCAGAAACGTTCTAGCGAAGAATTCTTAGTTTCGGGTGTCCCTAAAGACTACGCGGAATACAAGGAGGTGTGCGGTGTTATTCAAGGTCTAAACGTTGCACTTAGAGAAGTAAATGACCTTTCGCGTAATTATATGGAAAATGATGATGACTGAAATGACAGCTTTAGAGATGAAGCGGCAAGAGAAGATAGAGACGGAAGCAGTTACACGCGAAGTATCACAAGAGGAAATGGAAACGCTTATTCCTAAACCTGTTGGGTATAGAGTGTTAATAGCCCTTCCTAACATAGAAGAGACGTTTTCAAATGGTATTGTGAAAGCAGCTAAAACGCTCCATGAGGAGTACATCCTATCTACGATAGGGGTTGTGCTTGATATGGGGGAGCAAGCGTATTCAGATAAGGATCGATTCCCTACTGGCCCGTGGTGTAAAGCCGGGGACTTTGTAATGTTTAGAGCCAATACTGGTACACGTTTTAAAGTGGGTGCTCAAGAGTATCGTCTGATGAATGATGATTCGATTGAAGCTGTTGTTAATGATCCGAGTGGAATCACTCGTGCTTAAGGAGTAATGGTTATGCCAATGCAACAAGTAGAGTTTGAATTTCCAGACCCCGATAAAAAGGAAGCTGGAGACGTAGAAGTAGAAGTAGAGGGTAATGAGACAGAGTTTGAGCTAGAAGTAGAAGGCGCTGTTGGACGTGAACAAGTAGGTAAGAAAGCACCTAAAGGCGAAGTAGAAATTGAGGTGGTGGATGACACCCCCAAAGCTGACCGAGGCCGCACTGCGTCTGAAGCCCCTGAAGAAGTTACTAACGAAGAGTTAGAAAATTATTCGGATAAAGTTAAGAAGCGAATACAGCACTTTAGTAAGGGCTACCATGACGAGCGTAGAGCTAAGGAAACAGCTGAACGAGAGCGGGAAGAACTTGAACGTTACACTAAGCAGTTAGTTGACGAAAATAAAACGCTTAAAGGCTCAGTAGACAAAAGTCATAATACTCTTGTAGAGTCGGCAAAACAGCAAGTTAAAACTGAACTTGCTATGGCTAAGAAACAGTATACGCAAGCGTATGAGGCAGGCCAGTCAGAAGAAATGGTTGAGGCTCAAGCGGCGTTAAATTCAGCGCAGATAAGGGCTGATAAAGTAGAGAACCTTAAGCTACGCGAGGAAACTACTTTACAAACTCCCAGCAATACTGAAGAATCACGTAAAGCGACTCCAACCATCCAACGCGACCCTCAAGCTATTGCTTGGGCAGACAATAATTCTTGGTTTGGTGCTGATGACGAAATGACGGCATTTGCGTTGGGGCTGCACACGAAATTAACGAAAGAGGGAACTAACCCTCGATCAGATGAATACTACGAGAAGATTGATTCTCGCATGCGTCAGGTATTTCCAGATCAATTCGATGAAAGTATCGAAGATGAACCGGTAGAACAAAAGAAAAAATCGAGCAATGTGGTTGCACCCGCTACGCGGAGCACGTCACCCCGAAAGGTGACATTATCGCAAACACAAGTCGCTCTTGCGAAACGGCTAGGCGTTTCCCTAGAAGATTACGCTAAACAAGCTGCGGTATTAATGAGGAAACAAGACTAATGGCCGAGAATAGAATAGATAGAGAGCTGGACACAACAGCGAAAAAAACCCGTAAGCAGGCATGGACGAGAGCTGAAGTTCTACCTAATCCTACACCGCAAAAAGGGTATAAATTTCACTGGGTTCGCGTTGCGACCAACGGTCAGCCAGACCCGACCAATGTTTCTTCAAAGTTAAGAGAGGGTTGGACCCCTGTAAAAGCTACAGATCACCCTGAAATTGAACTTGTAAGCATCGAGAATGAACGCTTCAAGGACAATGTAGTGATGGGCGGTTTAATGCTTTGCAAAGCACCCAAAGAACTTGTCGAGGAACGGAACGAGTATTATAGAAATACTAATGAAGCGCAAATACGTTCTGTAGACAATAACTTAATGCGAGAGAACGATCCTAGGATGCCTCTCTTTAATGAGAGAAGTACTAAGGTTACTTTCGGTAAAGGATAATTTTAGGAGATTTAAATGGCTACTACAGCTACCCCTTATGGGCTTCGGCCTATAAACGAGGTGAGTGGTACCCCGTATGCAGGGGCTACTCGCAAACTCCCTATAGCGTCAGGTTTTGCTACCAACATCTTTTACGGCTCTGTTGTCGTAATCGCTGCTGATGGCACTATCCAGTTAATGACGGATATAGGTTCCGCAGGCGATCCATTCCCCGCTGGTACTGTTGGCGTGTTTATGGGTTGTTCTTATACAGATGCCGTTATGGGATTTGTTAACCGTCAGTTCTGGCCTGCTAGTCAGGTATCTGCTGATGCGTTAGCATTCATCGTAGATGACCCTAACGTTGCTTTCCAAGTACAAGCTGATGCAACAATGGCGCAAGCCACACTGGGCATGAACGCACCTTTGGCTAATGTACAATCGACCACTACAGGTAGCATAGCTACTGGTAACTCAAATGTCGCATTGGACGCAACAACCGCAGCAACTACAGGTATTGCCTTTAGGGTCGTTGATTTTATCAATGCTCCGGGTAGTGCAGTAGGCGATGCTTTCACTGATGTGGTGGTTAAATTTAACCCCGGATCGCACTCATACACCAGCAACACCGGCACTGCTTAAGGAGCATTGACTTATGGCTATTTCACGAGCACAACTCCTCAAGGAGCTATTACCGGGTTTGAACGCCTTGTTTGGACTTGAGTACGCACGATACGGCGAAGAAACTAAAGAAATCTTTGAATCAGAGAGTTCTGACCGTTCCTTTGAAGAAGAAGTTAAATTGTCAGGTTTTGGAGCTGCCCCCGTTAAAAACGAGGGTTCCGCTATTCAATATGACAATGCACAAGAGACTTACACAGCCCGTTACGTAAACGAAACGATTGCTATGGGTTTCTCACTGACCGAAGAGGCCATTGAGGACAACCTGTATGATTCGCTTTCCGCACGTTACACCAAGGCACTAGCGCGAGCTATGGCTTACACCAAGCAGGTTAAAGGTGCGACCATACTTAACACTGGTTTTCCCGGTGGCCCAGCTTATGGTGACGGCGTAAGTTTGTTCAACACACAGCACCCCCTAGTATCTGGTGGTGTTAACTCAAACACTCCTGCTGTCGGCACGGATTTAAACGAGACTTCCTTGGAAGCCGCCGTTATCCAAATCGCTGGTTGGACTGATGAGCGTGGTCTGTTGATTGCTGCTAAACCTCGTAAGCTTGTTATTCCACCTGCGTTGCAATTCGTTGCTACACGCTTGATGGATTCTGAGCTTAGAACGGCTACAGCTGACAACGACATCAACGCAATCCGCACCAACGGTGTAGTTCCAGAGGGTTATACAGTTAATAACTATCTGACTGACGGTAATGCGTGGTTCTTGATGACTGACGTACCTAACGGACTGAAGCATTTTGTCCGTACTCCGATGTCTACATCTATGGATGCCGACTTCGACACAGGTAACAGCCGTTACAAGGCTCGTGAGAGATACAGCTTCGGCGTATCTGATCCACTGGGCGCTTACGGTTCACCCGGCGCTACATAAGCAAAAGGTGTTTAGACTGGGGGCTTCGGCCCCCTTTCTTTTGTCTTAAATTTAGTGTTACATTGAATTGTATTGCCCCCTAGAGACTTAGCCCGCCCTAACCGACGGGCTTTTTTTATTTGTACAGATTTTAAAAAAGTGGTATATACTGAACATATTCCGGGAATCATCCGGTGCTTCTGACAGTCCCGGCTGACTACATGCAGACAGAGCACCCCATCACTCGCATGTGAGGAATTTAAAATGGCTATAACCACATTCTCCGGTCCTATTCGCTCGTTAGCAGGTTTTGTACCTGCGGGCTTTGCAGTATCAAACAACATAGACTCAAACAACGCTACTACCTTATTGCGTGTATTCCCTACTCCCGCACTAGATGCGGCTAACAACCCTACAGGCGCTGTTTTAGTAGGTCACGCAGGAAAGCAAAATCTATACGCCTCTACTAACGCCGCAGGAGTAGGCACTCTTACTCTTCCTGCAATTGTTGCAACGGCTCCTACTGACAACACTGACCCTAACCAGCAGTGTAATATTGGCGCTGTTATAGAGATAATCGTAGCGGTTAACTTGGCGAACAACCTTGTCATAAATTGCTCAGGCACTGATGGCTTTACCGGATATATGCAAGTAGCCGACACCAACGGGCTAACTACAACGTTCGACTCCGCCGCTAACGACGATATCTTGACTTTCAATAATGGCACTCAAGGTGGGGCTATTGATACGAGAATCAAAGCTACTGCTATTAGTACGGGTCTTTGGTATATCGAGGGAATGAGCATTGGCGCAACTGCTGGTGCTGGTGCTACTCCATTTAGCCAGTAGACTACTTACTTTAAGGAGTAATTTATGGCTGATACAGCGGTAACACAGACCATCCAAGATGGTGGTCGCACGGCTATTATAAAGACAACTGTGGTTATTGGGGCTGGAGCGCCTCCGCCGCCACAGGAAGTTACCTTGGTAGACGTTTCTGCATTAGCGGTTGACCCTATTACTAAGCGAGTTTGTACAGAAGTTACTCTTCAAAAAGTGACTTTCGCTAGTGTAGGCGCTGCCGTAGAGCTACAGTGGAATGCAACTACTAACGTGCTTATTTTTGATTTCCCTAGGAACTGGACTGAGCAGTACGACTTCTCTGACTTTGGTATACCCAATAATGCTGGGGCTGGTAAGAACGGGGATATCGTGGCGCTTTCACAGGCTAATGCGGCAACCCCTCTAGCACCGGGTGACACGTACACGTTCATCCTTACGGTCACTAAAACCTATGGCTAAGCAGTTAAACAAAAAGGCTATGGCTTGTAATAAGCCGAAACGAACCTCTAGCCACCCTAAGAAGTCTCACGTAGTTAAAGCGTGTGCGGGTGGTAAAGAGAAAATTATTCGTTTTGGCGAACAAGGCGCTAGCACTGCGGGTAAGCCCAAGGCGGGTGAATCTGCCAAGATGAAGGCCAAACGCAAGTCGTTTAAGTCTCGTCATGGTAAGAACATCGCTAAAGGTAAAATGAGCGCAGCCTACTGGGCTGATAAGGTTAAGTGGTAATGCCTAGCAAAAGCAAAGCACAACACAAGTTAATGGCGGCAGTAGCGAATAACCCTAAGTTCGCCAAGAAAGCGGGCATCCCGCAAAACGTAGGAGCAGACTATATGAAGGCTGACAAAAAAGTTAAGAAGTACAACATGGGCGGAGTTATGGCCCATGATAAGAAAGAAATACGTAACTTAAATGACGAGTCTTATCGCATTAGGAACAATACGGGCGGCAATGCAGCCGCAGAACGTCGTCGTATAGACGGTGAGCGAGATTACGAAAAACGCCAAATGGGTAGCTACAACATGGGCGGCAAGGTTAAAAAAGGTGGAAACCGTGGCGATGGTCCTATATTAACAAAAGGATTTACACGCGGCGGTATGGTTTAAATTA